TAATATCATCTGGAGGCTCAAGCCATCCTTTTATATTCGTAATTATAAATGGGGATTCTGTAACTCTAGATTCAACACCTTTCTTAGATACAGACGTAACAACAATGTAATATTCACCCGCTACAGATAAATCTTTAGTAGACATGTAACCAGATTTACTAGCACCAATAAATTCCCAAGTCTGCCTTCCATCTCTTGAGATGTAAACGTTAGCATAATCAAACATAGGCTTGCCAGGATTATATGCTGGATTGCTCCAGAAAATCTCTAGTAGTGGAACAATAGTCCCATCGGGATTTTTTACTCCTGTCTCTGAAACTCCAAGACCTGTTACTAATGACGGAATAGCATCTAATCTATGAAGAGTCAAAGAAGTAGGAGTAGGAATAACATTACTCAGATTACCATAAAGAGCATCCTCATATTCAACAACACTAATCTCAACCTCAAATCCCTCAGTCCTACTTATATTTGTAATTCTAAACTTCTTAGCACTCCAGCCAGTCTCAGAGTGTGTAACAGAACAAACATCACCAATAGCAGCATTGATAGCATTTAATGCAGTTCTCCAACCAGAAAGAATAGTCTGATATTTTTTCTGGTATAGAAAATACGCTCCCTCTTCTACAGCTTGAGATCTCCGGGTAATCCCAAATAGGCTTATCGTCTGCCTCTCAATAGGATTCCCGGCAGCTAAAGATGCCCTGTCCTCTAATATGACAGTCTCTCTGTTATACTTAGTAGTACGATCAACATATTGCACTTCAAGAACGTTAGGTAGCATCTTTGTTGGGATGTATGTAGCTATAAAAGAACCAGCAATTATATTATCGTTGCCTCCATCTTCTTTATGCGTATCATCAAAAACTTGAGATACAGTAGCAGGCTTGTCGATGAGCAAAGATAGTTTACCATCATTCGTCCAAATAAGCATTCCCCTAAACGTAGCCATAATAGATTGTATAATCTCTATAGCTTTAGCCTTTCCATCAATAACAATGTCAAGCTCGCATCTTGTTTCCTTAACTGCTCTATCAAAACTTCTATATACTTGTGTATTACAGTATCCTTTTGCCTCTATAAAAGATGAAATACTAATATCAGATAGCTTAAGTCGATTCCCTAATCCATATCTTGAGTTCATAAATAAGTCATAAACAATCTCTGGAGGACTATTAGACCATCTTTTTGCAGCAGTCAAATCATCAACATCGCGTATCTTCAACCCTCTAACAACACAAGTAATCTCTGGAAGCGACCCACTAAGCTGATCTGTTGCTAACGCCTTAATCCCAAGTAGCGCCGTATTAGGATAACTCAAATCAACATACTGAATCTCGGTTACGTAGTCAAGATATATAGCATCAACAACTGTTGTTAATCCACTAACCTCATTAACACGCTTAAACCTTAATTCATATGTGTTCAAAGAAAGTCTATCTAGGCGGGTAGTTCTACGAATAGCAGATTTAGATTTAGCTGATATTAAATATGATCCGAGAGAACTCCAAGAAGCCGCTCCCTCTATCCTATACTCAATGGAAATAGAAACATTTTGAGACTCCATAGCGCCAGTATTTAAATTGGTAGAAAAGAGTCCTCCAGGACAAATGAATCCAATAGTGAACTCTTCAATGGGCTCATTGGTTGTAACCGTAGCCCAACTAGTGCTCAATTCAACCCTTTGTGTATATGTTCTTTGTAACTTGCTAAATCCCGGAAGTGCTGTTTGATTATTAGTTCCCTTTGATATCCAATATTGTATGTCAGGAAAATTATCAATGGCAGTGCCATTAATTTCTATTTCTTGAACGTTATCAATCTCGCCCTCACCTATAGCAAATAACATATTAACTATCTGATCTGATTCACTCCCAGATCCAGCCTGCCCATATGTGGTGCTACCAGATCCAGCAACACGCTCTCCAGTTACCTTACTTACCCAATTTGAAAACATAGTCGCTGCGTCAGCAGTCTGCACCCATCCAGAATATCTTTTTGTCGCTGGACGATATAGAATATCAATATCATACTGTCCTTCTTCTAGGCCACTAAATTGTGTGTATCTACCCAGCGGATCGTAAGCTATTAAAGTACAATACTGAACCCAATCAGTAGTGCCAACCTTTCTTACATAAACAGTAAATGAATCATCATATTGATACGTTCCAGCACTGTTTATACCAAAAGCATTACTGCCACCATCAGCATTTGAAACATTCAGTTCAGGCCCTAATGATATAGAAGACCCCTCATTTCCTCCTTGTACTCCAGCAACCGTATATGTAGCTGGATGCCCCTTCAGATAAACAGATAATCCTCTAACTGTCTCGTTTGTAACTAGCCTAATCCTATCTGCACCAACATATGTAGTACTAGCAAAAGTTAAACTACCAGGACCGTATGGTGCAGATCCAGAATCTTGACTATTATAATTAGCTAGTGGATCTGCTTTATTTTCTATGTATGCAGCTATAAGTTGTGGTGCAACTCTATGTGTACCATAAATCATAGGTACAGGCATATCGGGTGCATACTGATTATGAAATCCGTCCCATCCATATGTAGGAGAACTTTCAAATGCAGACCCAGTAGAAACACCACCAAATGTAGGCTTCTGAGCCTTTGGAGGATCAATGTATCCCCCAATCGCTGCACCAATAGTGGCACCAAATACAATCGCTTGAAAAGCATACGCAGCCCAAGCAGCCGGGCCTATAACTAATGTTAGAAGACCCCCAAGTAGGGCTCCAAGAATGCCTCCAAGTGCAGTTCCTCCAGTTGACATTACCTATCCTTAACCACCTTTAATCTCCATGCACTATGCATGAGTATAGCCCATCCACGATAAAGATTTGAAATTACTGTATTTGCTTCCTCTCTACAACTAAGGAATAAATAGTTTCCAATGTATACCCCACAGTGAGTAACAGACGCTGAAGCCTTCGTTCTAAAAAGAAGAATATCACATACTTCAAGATTCTCAAAACAATCTAATTTAACTGGTATTGATTCTGCATTCTTAGATAAATAACTAAGAAACTGTCTCTCAAAAGACTTGGGGCTCCAAACATACTCAGGCATCTCTACTTGTATTCCTATCTCCTCAAGAAAATCTCTAACAAGAGAAGCACAATTTCTATCCTTTTGTGAAAAGCGCAATCCAACAAATTTACTTGCAGCCCTTAGGCAAGTAAAAGAATTAAGCTCTGTGTGCATAGAAATAGGATCATTAATGATCACGATACAAATATCCTATCTGCCGTAGCTCCAGGGAACCCACCAAATCTAGTAGTGTTTCCGTGCTTCTTGCACCCATTCTCTCCATGCATGGTTTTGTCACAATCAGAAATGTCTCCACCATATCCGCATTCTACTGATTTATATATCCATTGACATACCATTCTACAGTAAGTTCTTCTAGGTAATACCTCATTTAATATGTCAAACTTAGAAGCTAATGAAATAGCTATAGTATGTTGATCTGCCGCTATTGATACATCACTAATGTAATATACATCCTGTAGGTAAGCATCTACATCATCTAATAAGTCACCAAACACGTGATATAATGTAACTCTACGATTACGTAGATCATAACTAGCCATGTAGTTAGCCATTTGCTGATCTACATTTGAGAAAGAAATTCTAATCCGCTCTACCTCTCCTTTAGAGTTCTCAGCAATAGTGTCCATCTGACAATTGAATGAAGTCCAAGTCTCTCCATTCCAAGAAACATTTTCATTATATTTAGCTAACCTCAATACAACAGCATCCTCTTTTTGAGAAAAAGTTACAATAGGTATCTGTGGAGTATGCTTTGCATGCCTGTAGAATAGCAAATTACTTTCAGCTAAACTCCTAGCCTGCATCTCAATTATAATAGCATCCAGTGAACCATTAAAGTGCCTAGTAGCATCTGAGAATGCACCAATAGTTATATCAGCAGAATTAGCAATTGTAGTAGCAACTAAGGAAGAAACATCTGAAGACCCAGCAAGAGCACCATCAATATACATCTTTCCCATATTATCCCTATCTAATGAAACAGCAACATGATGCCAAGACGAATC